ACCCAATCAACATGGCCTTCTTCTTTGACATACTTTTGAATACCATAAAATGTAAGGCCATATGCATCACACATGGTGCTACGCTTAGCAACCTTACGAGGCAAACCATCAGGCCAGTAGTCAACAAACTTATCATACCATTCAATACTATCCTCGTTTGAATCCATTACCTCATAAGCATTGTTAGCTACATATTGATAAAGGTCTTGTGGCTTTTTGCTTGGCAAAACATTTGTAAGTTTAGCAAGCTTACTGTCACGCATAATAGCAGACCAGTGTTGAACACCATTGTTTGCACCATCCTTTTGGATAGGTAGCTGTGTCATACCATCTGTTCTGCATAATTCAAAACAAGCAGCAAGACGTTGAAAGCTAGGGTTCTTTTTCTTAGCTTTTGATTGCCAAGTGCAGTTAGTATATGGGTTTTCTACATACCCACGGATCTCATCCATGTTATCATCAACCCATTTAACACGTTCATCATAACTAAGTTTATCTTGATCAAACAAGTTAGCAGTATGAACCTTAAGCCAATACAAGCCACGCTCTGTTTGGGGAACAGGCTTAGCAAACTGAATCAATGCACGATCAAAGTCAATGCCTTGACATGACAGCAGTTCACATACAGTATATGCACGACCACGAAAGTCAAGCGTGTATGGCATGTAAAAGAAGCCAGCGTCTTTCATTTTACGGGCAAGCTCTAGACGAACAAGCATACGACTACGAGACTGTTCTTCTTTGTACCACTCACCCCATGCTTCTGTTGAATCAGCCATCCATTTTGCTTGCTCTTTCTTAGTACCATCTTCAGGATACGGACGAGAGAATGCAAAGTCTCTGAATGTATAAGCAGGTAGGTTTGCTGTTCGGTGATCAGTATAAAACAGATCTGACATAACCTCGAAAATCTTTTCGTTGATTGACCATTCTGTATTCATCATAGCATTCAAACCATCAAGAACCATCTCGCTTGGCTTGGAGTTGTAGTCCCTAGGATCACAACCAACAGGATGATAGCGTTTGATCATACGCTTACGAATCCAAGGCGACAAGAAACCACCATCTTCTTTTTCTGTATGTGGAACAGGAGGACAAAGCATAGGTCGATAAACCATACCGCCAAGCTCTAGAAGATTGTGTCGTTTATGAAGTTCACGAAGAACATCAGGTGAAAAAGAAATAAGCAAAGACTTTTTCTTACGTCCAGTCCACACTACCTTTGATGCAATGATATCAGACTGCATTGCAATCCGAAGCATGTTGTGACCAAAGTCTTCTTTTTGTTTAGGCGAATACTTATGTACGTCACCCATTTTCTTAGTAAAAGCACGGCATCTCTTTGGAGTCCAGTTCTTAATGAACTTAGATTGTCGAGTCCAGTCATCTTTAAACTTTTTCTTAGCTTGTTGATAGTTATTAATAGCGATAACATCATCAGCAATAAGTTTAGCTACTGATTGTGCAGAAGGTGCAGTCAATGGAACACCTTGAACAAAATCAATATTAGTTAGCGTCTGTCGAGACAAGAACATATTAATAACAGAACGAATTGTAATGTCTGCCATCTTAGCAGCACCAACAGAAAGCAATGGAGCAAGCCATGCTGGATTCTTTGGTCCTTCACAAACCTTATCAATCCACATTTGATAGTATGGAGTTAGGTGAATAACAGCAGACTCAAGCAGCAACTGCTCAGGTTTGCCTTCATCTTTTGCACGTTCCCAGTCTTTCCAGTACCGCTCTACACCAGAATCAACAAGCTCTTCCTCCCATGCTACCTGTTCGTTCTTTCTGTTTTCTTGTTCGACTACAGTTAGTTCATCCCATAGGGACATTTACTTCTCCTTAGTTAGTGCTTCCCAGCTTGTTGGAAATAGTCTAGAAACTTCATCTCCAATAGCAGAAGCAAATTGTTGGACTTCCCATTGTGCATGGGAATCAATCCGTTGCTTGTAAAATCTAGCATACGAAGCAAGCGAACCAGTCCAATACCATTCAGTCAAACACCCCTGAGGCAAAACAAATCTTGCTTGCTCTGGTGCAACACCTTCAGAAATCAATCGCTTATAGGCCATGACACACTGAGATACAGCATAATGATAGTCACCATCAATGCACATAGCGTCAGCTTCCTTGTCGTACTGTAGCCATCCACTTGATCCTTGCTTAGCTCCATTTGTAGGACACGCACGCCATCGAGGATGATACCACTCAGGATCAGACTTAACATAACGACGAGAAACTTCATTTTCAACAAATCCTTGTTTGTGCTTGAACATCTGAGTCCTAATAGAAATAGGAGCCTTGATGCGAAATGTAATTTGGGGATGGGCAAAGGGTGTCCAATGATTATGCTTAGCCAAGTAATTAATCAACTTAACATCTTTATCAGACAGTCTCTGCAAATCTTCTTTATGGTATGTAGACCGACTAGAGTCAAGCCTTTGCTTAGCTTTAGTATCTTCAGACCAGTTTGATTCCTTGTCAAAAGAAACTCTAGCAGAGTTAACCACTGTAAGATCAGATCCCATGTGATCAATGAGAGTTACCTCACCGAGATCGGGGTATTCCATAACCATGGTTTTCAAGATCCTTTAACATACAACTAGGAGTTTGACATCGTAGTTGTGGTATATTATTTGTAAACACTAGCATATTCTTTACCCAAGAAACACAATCTCTTTTGTTCTTATACAGACCAGCAGTATAAAACCAATAGTAACAAGATGCAGTATTTGTTGTATGCAAATTACCTTCTTGTTGTATTTCATGTAGTTTCTTATGGGTATTACCAATGTATATCTCCTGACACGGCTGCTTAAAGCATCGATCAGAAACCCTGTCCTTCATCCACCTTATCTCATTATTAGAGAATGGATGAACAACCCAATCGTTTACACGCAAAGCTAGATGAGTAACAGTAGTATCACATCCTACCAATTCTAAGATAGGATTGTGCCACTTCATATAGCCTGCTTGCAAATGGTTTTTCCAACAATATCCAAGTACACTAATATCATTCATAAGAAAAAAATAGGGGGAGGTCTACACTGCTCTTTGCTCACGATGGCACTGCCTTTAGGTGTAGTCCCTCCCCCCATATCCTTAAGCGTTAGATAGAGTATATTCGAGAAGCTTCTGCTTCTTGTTAGCATTAGATCCATAGAAGTTAGCCGAGAACTTGTTCTCAAGCTTATTCTCTCCACGGAAACTAGCATCATGGTCCATCCAGTTTGTCATTGCATTGAATGCAATCCAAGCATTGGAACCAAGAGCAGTAGACTCGTTATCGAAGATCTGCCAGAACTTCATAACAGTACTTTGCTTCTTGTTGTAAGCTCGTCTATCGCTGTCATTCTTGATATCAGTATACACAGGAACATTCTTGACAACCTTATTATAAGCATTGTCAAAGTAGTTAGCAACGTCACCTGAGGTCATGTTACATGACGCAAGATAGTTGGCCTGCTTTTGGAACTCTTCAGTCCGCTGATAGAAATTAATCATGGTAGTGGTAAGATCATCAATCTTATCTTCCATGTTACCCTTGTGTCGGATACTAATACAATGACCAGCAGCTTTACCTTCACTCATAGCCATGTTCAGAGTGTTCTCACACCATGGGCGAACAGACGTAGGAGTTGCTGAAAGAGAGTAAAGGCCATCATGACCATTAGTCAACAGCAGATAAGGCTTGATAGGATCATCAGCATTACCAACATTAAAGCTACTTGCTTCTACAGCCAGCCATACCCGAGCACCATTACGGAGTTCACCAGCAGAGGTAACCTTAAGGCTATCATTGTTGGCAATACGCTCAGCCATGTACACTAGCTCTTGGTTCTGAACAATCTTGTAGTCAGGACCAACAATACCAAGAACTTCATTGGTATCAGTACGAACAGTAGCACGACGGTTAGTCGTATAAGCTTCAGTTGAAGCAGTGGGAGCAATTAGATTATGTGACAGCTCTACCTTCCAGTCAAGACCGGAGTCAGCAAGAGTGTCAGATACAATCTGATTGCCCGCAAGATCTAGAATACTCATTAGTTAAATCATCTCCATAGTTATCAACAAAGTGTTGGGCTGGAACCCATTGTTCATTATCAATGCAAACCCAGCCATCATCAGTGTAATTAGTAATTATTTTACTTTTGTATAAACGTTCTAGGAATGCGAACTTCTGAATAATATTCATCCCACTCAAATTCAGATGGTTCGTCGGCCCAGACTTCTTCATATTCATTGTAGTTCTTCCATGCTAAGCAATCCCCTTCCGAGGATTTCAAGATCAATCCGATCAAGCTCATCTTCAATTTCAGTAAGCGAAGTTTCTGCGTCACCAGTTGGTAGTTCTGAAGCATTCAGCATTTCCTTGATTACCATGAAGGTATTCCTAGCAGCAAGAAGAACAGAATCGTCCACAGATTCTAAGTCTTTCATGCAATTGTTCCCATTTAACATTATCAAATTTTCTTAATCCTTTCTGCAAGATTATCAATCATATCAGGTGTTTGCCATCCGAGCACATCACCTTTAGAATAATCATAATTAATTTTGCCATTAGGATCAATAACAGCCACCTCATATTCAGGTGGGTTAGCTCCAGCGTTGGAGTAAAAGCCCTCTCCAGAGATAACGGAAAGGGACCAGCCATTGTCGAATGGTCCGATATACGATTGTTGTACAGTGCCGGGGAAACTCAATGTACTGCAAAGCCTCCAGAGTTACGAACAAAGTCGATCCAATCTTGGAGTCGCCACAGTGGAATCTTGTAGTGATCTTTCCATTCATCTTGGAAGGGAACAAAGAGATCTACAGTCTCTCCCTCGTCAGTAGTCACAGTCTCAATGAAGTCAGGATAGTCTTCTTTGAGTGAGTCGAGTTCCTTCTGCATGACATCAGCACATTCCTCAACTTGACTAGCAGGAATGCCTTGTCCATCATTGAAGGACATAGAAGCATCCAGCTCCTCGCCATAGATATGGCTACAGGCATTGCCCATGAATTCATGGATAGGCCTCCATCCCCAGCAGTTAGCTCGGAAATAGTCATTCTCAGGATCAGTTGGATTGTTAGCGTAAACGTCCATTCCCATAATTATTATCTCCATTATTTAAAATTTAGACATCCATCAGCTCACATCAATAAGCTAGGTTATTTGGCAAAGATACTACAGTATACAGGCGTGTTGCCATTTACACTACTGGGCCTTCTAGGCCACTACCTAGGATCATGCCAGCTACAAAAGCTGAGCAGGCAGGATTCGAACCTGCATCTCCTAGTATACTGTTGTATACCTTTGTAAGCTTTCACGAATACGTTACTTGCAGTATAAGGATTTCACGGCCTCGTCCGGAATCTATACCGTAGCGAGGCCCGCTTTGGGCCTAAGAACTATTTATACTCGCCCAAACGAGTCGTACTTATGATGGATGCATCCATAAAGACGAGGGGTCCCATAAGTACATTAGTTCAAAAGTGGGCAGGATTTCTTGATTACCTGCAACGTTTCGGAACCATATCAAGTTCTAATATGTCCTACTTTGTACCACCTACACGAGCCTGACTAAGGCTGGCTCATCCGATTGGACTCTGCCAGATGGGTCACCATCTTGGTAGTTGTGCGTTAGCCCTATGGTAAAGGCTTGTTCCGCCACCACAGTCTAGCCTGATCGAGGCATAGACTTAGTTTGTTGTGTTGTTTGGCTGCACCGTTTGGGTCACCCCCACTCGCAGTTCCGGACTACGATAGGCTTTGTGTTTAGAGAGCGGCAGCACACTCTAGCGTCAGTCTATATTACACCATTTAGGGGAGTAGACTGACCGCCATACAGTCCCCGAGGCATGGCGTATCCTCCTACATAGCGTAGGAAGTAACATCGCCTCTCAAACAACATCAAAGAGACAGCCTGAGGTTGCCCTCAAGTTGCCCTGTGCGTCCCTTGTACGGGACCACACTTATTTCATGGTAGCATGAGCCTAGGTGAAATAACTTTTTAAGACCCTCGGTGTTTATTGCACCACCCTAGCGAACAGTACGCTACGATCCTGTTCACGGCCATCTTTTGGTACTCCGTTTGTCTGCATGACAACAGTTGCAGGCACGGGCCAGCCTGAATAGCACCTTAGTCCCCCGAAGGGGACCAAGGGCCAGAGAGAGAGAATCACCCTGCATCCCCCAGAAGGGGACGTAGGGCGAGAGAAAAGAGCAGACCCTAGAGAGTGATGGGCTTGCCTTCTGCGTCCACGAAGGGATCTTCGGGCCACAGCTGGGCAGCCTTCTCATTCAGCTCCTTGCGATCAGCTTCTCCCCACCGATTCTGCTCGGTAGCACCCGTGTCCGGGTCCTTGATCGCCAGCTCCACTCCGTAGCAGGACTTGAACCTGTTACGCCAGTAGGCCAGAGCCTTGGAAGGGTCCGAGGGAGGCCCCTTAGGACCTCGTCTCTTCCGTTGAAGGATGGTCGTCATGACACATCTCCGGGGGTATGTACTTAGGTTGGACTAAGGTGTACAAGCCTAGTCACCAACCATAGTGTGAAGCTACCCAACCACACACTAATATCACCATCCCTAAGAGCTACCCTAGGGACCAGTACTACTATTACACCCAACTTTACGTCGGCTGCAACAATACCACTATAGTTCGTCGCTCGAACCACCGGGGCCGCAGATCACGGTGATCAGTCTCTAAGGCACGTGGTGTTCGTGCCGCTCCGGCGTACTTGCACTCCCACCGTGACTGGGGTCTCACGAACCACAGCACACTAGCGTAGCGGGAATGTATTGCGTCCACCCTCTGACCCTACATGGGATCGGAATATTTATTCCCCCTTAGAAAAGAAACTCCCCGCCCGGTAGGGCGAGGAGAATGTGGTGTGTACGACTCGAAGGCTAGGCTCGAAGCAGGACAGCGTCAGCGGGAAGGGCATGGTAGACACGCCCGAGAGTTTCCGCATTCTCGCTCATCACCTCGTTGTACGCCTCGGTGGCGACACGTTCCAAGATGTGCATGTGATTCGGGTGAACCCCAAACGCATCATGGATGGAGGTGACGAAGATGCCCAAGGCTCCCAGTTTCCGAATGATCCGAACTGCGATCAGTCGGTCGAGCATGAAGATCCTTTTCGCCAAGAGCGGCGTTCCGGAATCTTCCAAGGTGTGAACGTAGGTCGAACAGCTGGGCTGTCCGATGACCTTGAAGTTCTCATCCCTTCGCCTGTACCGAACAGCACGGGTCAGGCCCTTGTGGACTTTGAAGGGTGAGGTCTGGTACTCGTAGCCATCCGTTCCCCTGTAGATGGGGAGATCGCCGTTGGAGAGGTGATACTTCCAGTTCTTCCGGATCTCTTCCTGAAACGAATCAAGGAAGGGGAACTTGCGATGGAGGACTCTCGTCAACTTCTTCGAGAGCTTGCCAATGGCTTCCATCTGCTCATCGGGGGACAGGTCCTTACCGATGTGTTCGAGCAGAATCGGATGGATGGACGGCAAACGCAATCCATCTTCCCCGAAGTTCCACTCACCGAAAGCGTCCTTGCTCATGTCCGTGAGCTTGCACGAGATGGCACTCTCGCCCCCGCCGTACTGGCCGGGAGTAATGCAGCTCTTGGAGATCGGCTTCAGGTCATCCAAGGAGTGAATCCTGAGATTACGGATGCTATCCGTGAGACCCTGTGAGAACCGATCATGAGCACTGAGGAAGTGCGGACTCGCAACGTTCACCATCTGATGGTGTTCCGAGAAGTTTTGCCTCGCTGCGATGAGACCCATGCCCTGTGCGACAAAGTCGCGGTACACGGTGTAACTGGTGCTACCAGTCTCTCTGGCTTCGAGCCAACCGCGAGCAGCGGCCAACTCATCAGCGAACTTCTTGCCCTTCGCGTGGAACATCAGTTGTTCCTTGCTCTTGGCATCGCGATCCACTTTGTTCGCCCACGCATCTCTCATCGCGTCGGTCCACCGCCTAGTCCCGAAGGATTCGGTGATGTGCCTGCGAAGATTGAGCCAGCCCGCGTCCGTCAACTTCTCAGAACGCCCCTGCATGACGCACCGGAGGAACCGGCTGTAGACAGGGTGAAGGGCCTTCGGGTACATTCGACCCGACTCGTCCATGCGGGAAACAACGAGGTGGAACAAGTTTTCCTCGATCCGGTCGAAGAGGTCTGCCAGCTTATCGCCGGAAACCTGATCCTCTTCCGAAAGAAGGGACTCGATCACCTCATCCTCGTAGTCGTAGAAGATCTTGTTACGATCCTCTTCCGACAAGCTTTCACGGAACCGCTTGACATCGTCCCAGTTCGACTGGTTGATGGTCCACGGCTTGTCCGTGAGGAGCTGCATGGCCTCCGACTGCTCGTCCGAGACCTTGAGGTCAATGCGACGAGCAACGTGTGGTTGCACGTTGGGAGGGGTTCGGTGGGCGAGACGACGCTGAGGTGCGACCCACTTGTCCCGGTCGAGCCGTTCCAAGTTGTCGTCCAGTCGTTCGAACACGACCTTCTGCACCTCATTCATCGAAGACACCATCTGGATCTTGGTCTCCCGTCCGTTCCTCTTGAGAGGTTCGGTTTCGAGCGACAGTTCCGAGCGGAACGTCATCCAAAGTGAAATGGACATCTCCGACATCATCCAGCTTTCGGACTTCTTGTCCTCCAGCCACGGCTTGAGCTTCGACTGGAGGAGATCGTCCGTCAACTGACGGAGCTTCGCCTTCGAGTCGTTAGCAAGCGTCTTACAGAGTTTCATGGTGAAACCCTTCCTGTCTCTTGCGAGACTGCTTGGTTAGTGACAGAGCCTGCAACGTTGCAGACTCAAGTCGGCACACAACCTTTCGGTCATGCACAGAACGAAACCCACACTACGACTAGTGTGGATAACTCACACTCACTCCCGTACACTACACATCCTTGCGTAGAGGAGTCTTTGAGTCATAGCACGGTAGGTACATCCTTGTACTTAAGTGCTTCCAAAAATCCTGTCTCACCCGGTAGGGCAAGACAGGGGGGTTGAGTTCAGGTGAACAGCTTGAGGTCCTTGACAGCCACGCTCTTGTCGAGCGTCCACTCGGTGAGGTTGAAGTAGGGTTCGGGAACCCAGTGCAACTCTTCACCCAGCTGATTGGCCGTGACGCAGACACGCATCACACACCAACGCGTCCTTCCGCCGCCAATCCTCTGAGCGAAGACGTGCGGCTCCGAAACGAAGCTGTCGTCGGACTCCGGCACGTAGTCGTGGAGCTTCTTGATCTTGTCGATCATCTTCTCCAGCTCCGGGCCGTTGCAATCCTGAAGTGCCTTCTCGAAAGAAGACGCGAACAGGACGTTAGTCCTGAACTCTATCGGCGTGCCTACAACACGACGATGCACGGTAATGGTAGCATCCATAATGCTTACTCCATTAGAGAAACAGTGTTAGCTCATCACGCGATGAGTTAGTACTGCGGAAAGCCTCAGTCACCCGTTAGGGCAGCTGAGACTGAGTGAGTCTCTGGGGGTATCACTCCCCCCTTTCTGGTATCCGGTCCCAGAGAGCCGGAACCTCTGCACATTTCACGCAGACTTCTCCGTATCTCCACTCCGGGAACTCGTGCGACCCGGTGTTGACCTCCACCGTGAGGTACGGTGTGTCACACTTCTCACACCTGAGTTCCTCCACAGCCTCCGGAGTCTCCGCTTCCGGATTCCTCAGGAAGGGGATCACAGTCGCGAGGACCATGAGGCCGATGAATGGGATGGCGAAAAGGACGATAAGGATGATGGTGAACATTTGCTATTCCTTTCTAAGAATAGAGGGGTAACGGGGGGTAGCACAAAAACAATTTATACTACATGGCCTCGTGGATATTCTCGACCCCCTAGTCGATTTTACGGTCCACCAATGCTACCATCTGGGTTAGTATCAAGAGCTGCACTTAGTTCTTGAAACTTTTCAACTTGCCCATCTCTAACTGTTTTAATTGCACCAATTGATCCTGCACCCATCACAGTGCCAAGGATCATGTATTCACCAGTTTGCATCCCACGTTCGTCTTTTAAAAATTGTTTAATAGCTGTAATCATTTAAGTCTCCATATGTTAAATTATCTAGGTATGTCTTTTACAATAGACATCATTCTATTTGTAGACCACTCTCTGTTTTTATCAACGTTACTAATAATCATGTCAATCTCCCTTCGTAACTCTGTATTGTCTCTAGCTCTAATTTCCCTTTGGTGTTTTACTTGTTTTTCTAATGCGTTTACTTTGTGACTAATCCGCCACACAAAACCAATTAAAGCGAATAATGCAGTACTTAATATTGTCATCCCGATATCAACGAGATGTGCTCCTATGTCTTCCATTCTTTCTCCCTCCTGTGTAATGGTTAACAATCTTTATTACCCACTTCTAAGTTACTGTCCGAACAATCCTTTCGGTGCTTCTTGAGTATCCCTGTCAATAATAGAGCTTACGACATCTTCGGGTTTGGAAGTAGGGGTAGTGATTTCGGGCGGCGCGGGTTGTTGGAGCGCGGCGGAAGAGGGTTGATTAACGGGGGCGGGGGGAGTGCCTATATTTTCAAGGGACTGCACAAGAGCCTGCCTAGTGTTAAACTCTTTAATTACATCTGGAATATTTCCATCTAAAACCTGCTTATACATTTCCTTGGTATCATTATTCCACGTAATGGCTGCATGACTGCTTCTCATTCCGTAATGCAAGTTTGGAGTTTGAGAGCTGCCTGTAGTTCCTCCTCCTCCTGTTCTTCTGTTTGAATCCCTTGAGATTCCATCTCCACCTAGAGTGTACACACCTAATCTTATAGCTGAATCTGCATAAGGAATAATTCTGGTAGCGTTTAACATGTCTTGGTTATTGGGCATTGTAGTTAAGCCAAACATAGCTGCTCCTGCTTGAGCACCAGTAGATACAGCTCCTAGTGTAGTACCTAGTGCAGCAAAGGGAATGAACCCAGTATTCTTAGACAATGCTCTAGAGAAGTCATATTGACCGGGGAATTTGCCTTGTGCGATTCCGTCAATACCCATAGCAAGGACAGGGCCTAGAAGACTTAGCCATCTACCTAACAGAGGAGTTCTCACAAGTAGTTTAGAGAACTTAGCAAATCCGTCTTCTTCATACTCTTCTAGAATATCATCTAGTTCAATTCCTGCAGCTAATTGAAGTGCGGTCATGTAAAGCATATCCATGAGTAATAGACTGGTAAGACCAAAGGCTGTTCTACCCACGCTGCTCCTACTAGTCCTTCTAATCATTTGTTGACTAGCGAACAGTACAGGGTATCGACGATAGATTTCAAACAATGCACTTGGAGTATCTAGCTCTCCTGTTCTTACGTCAAATACATTGGGAGTAAGAATAGCTTCTTCTACGTACTTCCTTTCTACTTCTTTCAATCCAGTAATTACATCTAGCTTTCGGTTATAGTCTTGTCTGTCAAGTCTAGAAGAGCGAGTTGTAAAGAGTTCGTGACTCATTTCAAAGGGTGAGTATCTACCTTCTTCTGGCATCATGGTTTGCATATCAATGACTTTATCTACCTGTAACAACCCAGCCCTCATTAGATAAGATACAAGTTGTAGATCGCCTTCAAAATTACTGTACCCAGATTCTTTCATAGCTCCCTTTAAAGCTCTCTCTTGTTCTTCTATAGGTAATTTATCAATATTTTTCTCTTCTAATTTAGTTGCTAGCTCAAGCAGTTTACTTCTTCCTTTACTATCTAAATCTAATCCGCTTTGAATCCAAGAACGAGCATTGATGGCTCTAGCAGCAGTAATATTTTTAAGCTGCCATTTAGCCAGTCTCATTTGTTCGTTACCCATACCTTTAAATAATTTCATAGTTATGCCATCTTCTTGGGAACCAAAAGGTTTTTCAAACTCAGGTAAGTATCCTTGTGTCATTGAATCAATGAGATAAGAGAAATCTTTAAGAACTCTTTTTCTTTCTTCTCTATTTGTAATACCCATAATAGGAGCGAAAGCAGTCCTAATAAATCCTGTTAAGTTTCTTCTGCCAATTAGTTCGTCCAAAGCAGAGTACCCGTTCTCAACAATAGATGTAGCTAAGAATAAGTTACCACCAAAAGCAATTCTAGTGACAGCATTAGCTACTTCTGGTATAGCTGAGTCTATTGCGTTAGATGGACTAAGCTCTGTGTTTGGTCTTACCTTTCGCATTGCGTTATGCTTCTCATTTAAGATTGTTACAGTATCTGAAATTTGGCTCTTTGTTCTTGGGTTATTTTCTCCCTTACTGTCTAAGATAGCGTAGTTAGAATTATTAACAGCACTTAAGAGATTCAACACTTGCTTAACATCACCGTGAACACCAAACTCTCTCATTGTTTTCTTTTCAGAAACTTCGTTATAGAGTCCGTGTCTAGCATTTTCTGCAAGAGCGGTTAAGTCAGTAACAAAGAATTCTTTCATATCATCGTGAGAATTTAACATTGCCTTAACACTAGGTAAGGCGAAGTTATCATTAGGATAGTAAGCTCCTACTGCTGATCTTTCTAAGAAGTTAAAGAAGATATGATCTAAAGGATTTGTCTGTACACCAAAAGCTGAACTAAGAGAACGTGCTTTAACTCTTCCCTCTACTCTAATGTTTGGAGTAATGCCTAGATTTTCCTTAGTCAAGCCTTCTAATCTTCTTGTGTTTACATTTTCTACAGTCTCGATAAACCCTTTGTAAGCTTCTTTAAATCTAGTTGTTTGAGTTCTAGTACCCTTAGCAAACATTTGATTAACAGTTACGTTTCCTTTGGTTAGTTGATTCATTAGTTTGGTCGAACCTAATCTAACCTTATTTAAAGCCATAATATCTCCGCCCTGCAATTTGCTATCAAGTATCATTACCTTGGCTCTTACGTCTCCTGTTTTATCTGTAATAGAGTATTCTAAAATAAAGTCGTACAATACTCTGTGATTTTCTTTTAGATTCTTAAGGTCACTAAAGCCTTTAGCGTTGTCTCCCAAGTGGGGTAAGAATCCTGCAGCAAGCATCATAGTTCCTTCTACTCTGCCATTTGCATTAAATTCTGATATTAGTTTCTTTTTAATTTCAGCCTTTGCTATATCTACGAATGTTCCCTTTGCTGTAATTAAATCACTGTTAACACTAGTGCTTAGTCTATAAGGAACTACATTAGTAAAGCCTGTCCCAAACTCTCCGATAGATTGTCCTGTATCAATATTCTTTTCAGCCATTTGCCTAAACGTACTAGCCATTTGATTTAGCTGTTCTTTGATTAATTGTTTTTCTTCTTCAGAAAGTACTACCCCTAGAGCATCTTCAGATAAATCATATTCGTAACTACCAGCTACAGCTCCTTCATCTACGCTTTCAATAATCTGAACATTCAATACCTTGAATACTTCTTGAGTACTCTTCTTCATTTTCTCTTCGCCACGTACAGTACTGTATAGAGGTCCGTTTAGTATTTTTACAATTTCTTTTTTATTCTCTCTCATAGACTGAGTAAAGGAACTTAATAATTCTAACTCACGACGAACTGACGGAGTTCCTCTTGTGTTTGTAAACCCACCAGAGTTAGTAACAACGTTATCGTCAATCAGAGAAGTAAGTAACAAGGCAATTAAGTTGTGAGAGTTCCAAGTACCTTGGTGACCTGTATCTCCTAACAAAGCACCAACTAACCCGTCTCTTAAGCCCGGACTCATGTTATTTGCGAGGGAACCTAGTCCTCTATTTACTGGTTCTCCGTAAGTATTAAACAGTCCTTCAGCAAGGTAAACAAAAGTAACAGCCTTTTCAAATGAATCTCCTTCTACTAGTACTCTTTCTAAATCAATTACAACTTCATCTGTTGGGTTTCGTACTTCATTTTCTAAGTCCTGCCGTTGTGTCTCAGCTGCATACTTACCTTTAACTTGATCTAAGCCTCCAATATATTCGTACCTAGTCATAGCTATAGTAGAAGCCCCTTCTCCAGCAGTTCCCAAGCCTACTGGTTCTCCGTAGTATCCTTCGCCCTTAGCCATGACAATATTATCTAGTTCAGTTTGTTCTTCGGGAGTTAATGAGTCCTTTGCCTTGAGTTCATTTTCCTTTCTAATCATGTTTCTAATTTCTAAATCTTTTACTGGATCTACTTTAAGGACTTCTAACTTGTCCATTTTCTTTCTCCACCCAAACCTTTTATCTGCAATGTCAGTACTATCAAATTGATTTCCAGTATAAACATCATTACTGCTATCGTATCCGAAGACATTCAAAGCCATTCTTCTCATCTTCTTATCAAATTCTACATTGTCTGTTTCAAATGCACCTCGTAGAGAAAGCATAGTGTTAGACAAGTAGCCCATCATTCTTTTAATAGAGCTAGTAAACTTGCCCCATATACCTAGTTCTTCTGTAGTCAATCCTCTAATAACAGGTTGGACATCAGCGAGTAAGTATAGAGAAACAAACCCAGCAATAAACTCTTCTGGATCTTCTATATATCCTAGGAATTCTTCGTTTGCAGCTTCTGTTTCTACGCCACCATGCCAAGCTATTACAGCTTTTTTCATCATGCTTCTGCCTGCAGTACTTTGCGAAAGACCTACAAGTTCCATATACTCTGGGCTAAAGTCTTTAATAAATTTCAATCTAGCAATGTGGCCTAGCTCGTGAGCAATTATTTCTACAGCAGTAAAAGAATCTTTGGCTACTGATCTAAAGTTAGATCCTAGTCGAATAGTAAACTTACCGCCTGCTCGTTCAGCTTCTGCTCCTCGTTTGAGAATTTGATCCAAAGCTTTGAATTTTAATTCATGAACAATATCAGGGTTTAGCATAAATGCTCTTGCAAGTAGAACTTTAACTGCGACTGATTCTTTTTTATCTATTCTTCCATTATGCACTAGCTCATCAATTTGTTTCATTTGGTCTCTTACTAGCGGTTGCCAGAAAGGATCAAACGTTTCTACTCCATCCCCCGCCTCAATCTTTTTAATAACATCAGTAAGTTCCATAGTAGATCTTCCTACACCAGAATCCCAGTTCTGTTCAAAAATAGATCCCGGCAATTCATCTCTACTAGTTATATCTGTTAACTCTCTAATAGCATTTCTAATTGCATCTTGCATTTCTCTTTCATCTTGTACAGAAATACTTCCGTCTTCAGCTGGAGTAACAACTCCCTTTTCAATACGAGTTTGCAAGAAAGAATCATAAGCGTCATCAGGATTTAAAGATCCGTCTGGATTTTCTAAAAGGAATTGACGAGCTGCATAGTGATGCTTGTTGTTTAGTCGAACGCCTTCATCAGAGATATTCATCTTTATTCTGGCAGACAAGTCCATCGCTGATTGAAGATCGATAGGCCAGCTATCTGCCTCTAACTCTTCTGGTTTGAAGAATAGTTTAACTTTGTTTTTTGTAAGATCTAGATTTGGATCTTCTAGCTTTAAAGCAACTAATCTAAGTTTATTAAACGCTGTTTGAGAACCGTTTCTGGTTTCGACAATTAGAGTTTCTAGTTCTTGTTTTAAAGTTTCAATTTCTGTTCCCGGTCCGATAGTATCTCTGCTTAACATGTGGACTAGTTTTCTTACTGGGCTGATATAAGATTCTCTCCAAGAGTCAACAGATGTACCTAGGTTTCCGTCGTTCCATCTAGCTCCTTCTCCAGAAGAGTAGTAGTCTAGATCTACAATCTCTACTATTCGCCCCTCAACGCTTGTCAGAGGATCCCTAACACTTCTGAGGGTAACTCCCCCTTCTTCGGAGGAAGCTCTTAGAAGGGACTCAGAGTCGTTTAAGGCAGCATGTTTAATCGCTGTACCATCGTATCCTAAGCCACTGGCTACTGCATCTTGCAAGGGAACTGCTCTTACTACTTGACCATTGTTATCTATCTTTACTCCTAACCCCTTGTTAAGCCAACTACTTAGAGTAAGGTCTCGCATTGTAGTAGCATTTTCAAGAGCCACAAACATTTTCATAGCTTCCTGAGGACCTAAGATTATCTTAGCATTTTTAGCCGTAATCTTTTGAGAGGTCATAAACATCATACCAAAACCTACAGCTGCTCCATACGGACTCTTTGCAGCTTCTCCTTCTCTTGATTTTCGTGAGATCTGGAGTCTGTATTGGTTTGTTTTCTTACCTTCTCCTTCCTTTACGTCTTGGTATATAACTTCTTCAATACCTACCTCTAATTCAAATGAAGGCATTCCGGCAACATGCTGTCTAGCTAATTCTCTTATCTCTGTTCTCTCTTGAATAGCTTCTTCCGTAGTCATGCCTTTGCCTATCTCTTGTTCCCATGTAGTAGGATCCATAGCAAACTTAGAATACTTTCCTTCCTTGTAAGTTCTTAAGACATTACCATAAGCTTCGGTATATAAGATAGCGGCTAAGAATTTAGCTTTATCTGAACCTTGGACTGCCCACCCTTCTTTTGTTAAGTCTGAAACTTCGAATAAATCAATCGTTTCAATCTCTTCTCCTTCATCAACTATAAGGGTATTGTAGTCTGCATCTGTACCAAACTTAAAAGCATCGTCAAGCATAGTTCTTCTTAACAGCGTACCATCTGGATTATCTTCAGAAGCAACTGAAGTAAGGATATCAATCCATTTCATATCGTCTGTTGGAGGATTAACTACTGCTACTGGATCTCCTCTTCTTGCAATCTCTAGCTTTCTTCTTCCTTCTGGATTTTTAATGTCTCTAGAGTATCGAGCTACATCGTGTAGTCCGCTAATCCAAGCGTTCCTGTGAGCAACAGTATCTGAAGTTTCAACAAGATCCCTCTCTCTAACCCTTAGCATAACATCGCGTCTTGCTCTTTCTGCTTCTTTAATAACATAGAACCTAGCGAAGTTTGAAGGCTCTTCTTCTAACTGCCTCTCTAGTCCTCTATCCCTAGCCCATGAATGTACTTCGTAATATAGTTTTGCAGCTCTTTGACCAGCGTTAGATCCCATATCAATGGCAATGTGTGCAGGCAAGACAGGAAGAACTTGAGGCAATTCTTCTGCATTCCAAGGCGAGTAGCCTCCAATGGCTTGTCCTCCTACCATAACATCTTCATCTCTAAGAGTCTCTTGATAGTTTCTAATCGAGTGTAGAGGTCCTAGTAAGTTATTTAATCTTTCTTGAATATGCAATCTTTGAAGTTTAAAGAAACCCATATCATAGTATTGAGATTCTTTATACTTAGGTCTCACAGCCATAGGTCCCTTTCGACCTGAAGTATGAATCATTACAGAAGTAGGATTATTTTCAGATACATGGTAAGGAGTATATCTAAAAGCTTGGTCAGAAGCCGCGACTACTGCTTTATTTACGAGTCCTCCTGCCTTATTCTTAAGTTTAAGATATCGGCTTTTTGTCTTAGCTCTTTTCCACTCAGACATTTCGAATTCCATTTCTTGTTGTAGACTTCGGTGTCGTCTTTCTGAATGATCTCTCCAAGATTCTAAAACCTTTTCTAAGATAGAAGTTTCAGAAACTTCTTCGGTATAATCAGGGAATACATCTGCGGGTGGCTTGTCGTATCTAGACCATAACAGCATTTCTTGTTTAATCATTAAGTCTTCAACCTTATCTTCCAACTGTTTGTCTGTCATTCCGGAATCTCTGTCTTCTCTCAATGAAGGATCTCTAAGATCAAACATGCCTAAAGAATCTGCATTATCTTTGTCTGTTTCTAAGAAAGCGTCAAATTTAACTAGAATTTCATCTCTACTTAATCCTTCAGCATCCTCGCTCTTAAGGAAATCAAGGAAGCTTTCGTAGTATTTTCCTGTGTCTTTGTCTTGATAAAGAGATTTTCTTGCTACTCTTTCTAAAGATATGCCCATAGTATCAACTTGGTTACTTGTCGCATAGTCTCTAGTAGAGTTTCCACTAGGAAGCATTAAGTGATATAGCGCGTGTTTTTCAAACCCAAGGTAATCGTTAATATCAAAGTCAGTAAGACCTAGTAGATCAGCAGCTTCTTGCATTCTTTCAGCATTTAATCTGTATTCTTGAGAGTTTTGAATGTTTAAAGCTCTTAAATATCCAATAGTTTCTGCCGAAAGTTTGTCTTCTACTCCTGAAAGAATAGCTTGGAACTCTGAATAATTTGGTGATCCGGGGTGGATGGGTTCCCCTGCTTCTTTTTTCTCTTCTAAGAACTTCTTAGCTTTTTCAAATCGCTCGTCCCATCCCTTTGTTTTCTTCCATTCTTCAAAACTCATTTCGCCTTGTTTAGTATCTAGTCTCCACATTTGTCTTAACTTAGCATCTAATAGATCAATATGAGTAGCTGTGTTTTCTAAAGATTCTCCTAGGGCTTTATTGTCCATCTTCATAAGATCACGCCAAGCATCAATCAAGGGCTTATCTCTATCTTGATCAATCATAAGATACTTATGAACTAAAGTTTTTGTTTTATCGTTAGACCCTAAAGCAAGCTCTACTAGTAATACTCTAGTTTCATGGTGTCCGGATTGACTAAAGATAGCCTCTCTAATAACTTTAATGTTTTCTTCTGATGGTTTAATACCTGCTTCAACCATCGCATTCCAGCCCTCTCCACCCTTAGAAAACTCTTTAATAAAGTTTGGCATACCGCCGCCATAAATTTTTCTCATCACTGGAACTTTAAAGATACTTCTTAGTTTTTTAATTGCTTCAGCTTGCTTCTTTATTTCTTCATCTGTTTTTGCTTTTTCTTGTAAAGCAAGATAATCTTTTACAGACCTAATATCAGTATCTTGAATGATCTTAAAGATTTGTCCTAATTCAGAATCAAAACTTGTAACTCCTGCTAAACCCTTGATTGCTGCTAACATATAAAAGTCTAATTCAGCCTTGGGCTTACCTCTAAATCCTCCGCTAGCTATTCTTTCAATAATTTCTGGGCCAGTCAAGGTCTCTCCATCTACTTCTAACGTTGCAGTTGGATCATGAGCAAGAGATAGTAGCTTGTGTTCAAACACACCACTGGCTGTTCTATCGCTCCAGTTATCTAAAGACATTAGCATGTCTAAATTAACTCCTGTTCCTTCAGCCTCTCTAGCTTCTCTTAACTTCATTACTCTTTTAATAGCAGCATCTGTAAAGCCTTTGAACATAGGACCCATAGCTTCAATTGCCATTACCTCGCCAATTCTACCTAGAGGCACTAACACATGATCGCCGTGACTTAAGTCATACATTAATCCTTCGCCTGTATCAGCTAGGTTTCTTCTATCGATCTCTACTTCTTTACCATCGACCTCTACAGTAATGACTCCTTCTTCTACTCCCTCGTTAAACATAACCTTCTCTTGAGTAATCTGGTCATGAATGAATCCTTGTGCATTTCTGGGAACATCAAGAACCATTTCCATTACCATTTCTTTAGCCTTAGCTCTAGTCATTACAGCCTCTTGTAAGGTAGCCCCTACAATTTGAGGAATAATAAAGAAGGGTAAGTCAGCCTCATCGCCAACTGGAGAAACTTCTCTATTTCTAAGGTCAGACCATTTAGCGTCTCTCCATGCTTCGTACGCTTGCTTTTGCTTCTTAGTAAATTTATCTTTACCAAGAATAAATCTCATTCTTTCTCTAGCCTTATAATTCTGAACAATCCTAGCCATTTGCATTGCAGGGATAGGCATAGCAAAGTTAATCTCGCCCTCCATTGGGAGCCTGACAGTTACTGGCTCTCCTCCTGCTACAAACTCTTCAGTAGACTCTCCGGGTACGGGGTTACCATCTTTATCTGCAATAGCTGTTAGGTTTTGAATATTAGGTTGTGGCTTATCGCTAAGGAAGTCTACAATACCGTAACCTGCATTTTTAGCAGAACCATATCCAGATCTCCCATTGCCAAAGTCTTCTAGTAAGATTGCATTGTCTCCTTGGTACAATCCTCCTAGGTTATCTATAATAGCATCAGCAATAACATCTTCAATGTTTTTAGTTAAGATTTCCCCATCAGGCATTACTACTTCGTACATTACGCGGCCTGACTCATCTTGTCTTTTGTTAAGAGTGAGATTAAACTTATCCGCAATGTTCCTAATATCTCTTATTTTGTTTTGACTAAGCATAGAGGAAACTCTAGCTCGAATATGAAACCTTGCTTCTTGAATCCATTCTCCCTTGTTTCTGGTAAACTTTACAGGGAATCCTGTATCGGGATCTACCTCTAAAATCCAACCGCCTTCACGATCAGGATTATCAGGATTAGGTTGTCTTTCGTTAAACAAGGCTTCGTTAATAGCTGAAGAGGCTTCATCCATTCTTTCTACAAACTCTAAAGCAGTGTAAAGATTTACTGCTGAGTTAGGATTTGATTCGTCCCTAGAAGCTTCTTCTAAAGAATCAAGAACAGTTGCTAGTTGGTCCTGCCTCCATCCTTCAATTTTTGCTAGACCTCTTTCCTTCCATGCCCTAGCAATTTGAACTAAGCTTTCAGGATCGTAACGTAAAGTATTTTGAATGATCTGTAAGTCAATCATTGCCGCAGTGTTTACATCAACCAAATCATTATCTCTTAGAGCAGAACGAGATCTACCTAATACATTGTTCCTTCCGAACACATGGTATGGTTTTAAACCCACGTAATCTCTAAGATAAGGAGGCATGGCTTGATTAATTTCCCAAGCACTGATACCTTCTTCTGGGTCTCGTATACTAGCTAGGTGATTTAGGTTTGCCTCAAATTGAATCCAAGCTTCTACATCTTTATCTAAAGACCTAGTAAACTTTATTTCTGTTCCTCTCTTTTTGTCCTTTAACTTTTTAACTAGTTCTTGTTTCTCGCCTTTAAGAAGAGTTCTTTCGTCCTCGTTTAGTTTGCTTCGAGCATCCCAAGCCTCTTTCATTTCCTTTTCACCAATGCCCTTAGCAGCCTTGTTAAAGTTCTCTTCGCTAGATCCTATGCCTAGAACATATAGGTTGTACGAGTTTACAGCGTGGTAGTAATCCACAAATCCTAGAGCTTGAGCTGCATTGTCTCTTGCTGTAAAACCATCAATTAGTGTTCCGTAAGTTTCTGTAGGACTGTCAAGATACACTGTACCTCTTTGCCTTACGGGTTCATCGAGTTCTTTACCATCTTCATTAGATTTTTCTAAGACAGTTTCTACATCGTAAGAAGTACCTAATACATCGTCAGAAGAATGGTTATGTACCCAGTCTCCTCTAACGTATTGATACCTTCCTCCAATCCTAATGTCTGTCATTTTACCAACGCCAAGATATTTAATTTTACTAGCAGCACTTTCGGATTCTGCTCTAAAGATATCTTCTGCTTCTTCAGTGGTATAGGTTTCGTTCATAACCTTTTCAGATTCTTCGATACCACTTGGTTCTCTTTCTGCTAAAAGCTCTTTGTTTTCTTTCCATTCAGAATATGGGTGAAGATATCTAGCTATCTCTTCTGCGGTAAAGGTTTCGTTGTTTTCTTTTTTCCTTGCTAACGCAGAATCAAATAATCTCTGACCGGCATCAAAGAGTTCCGTTTGCTTCTTTCTTTCTTTTGCACCTGTTTGTTGTAGACGTAAGGCTTGAAACTTTTGAATGTCAGCAATAGTTTCTTCCTTTTGTATGTTAGCAATAATTGTTCTGTATTCTTTGTCTGTTTCTTTTAATGCCTCTTCTAATTCTATTGCCTCTTTATATTCGTCTGTTTTTTGTCGTCTTTGTTCCTGTGCCTTTCCGATTGTTTCTATCTTTCTTAAATCTTGCATAAGACTTTTGGTAGAATATTTTTTAGCTGTAACCTTAGACTTTCCTGTTTGAAGTAACTCTTCAATTCGCTCTAAGAATCTCACTCCAGTTTTTGAAGTATCTCCTTGTAATACCTCTCTAAGTTCTTTAAGTATTTCTCTAGTTTTTTCAGAAAAGTTTTCTACTCTTACATCCTTAGAGTCAGAGTCAGCGATATCTTCTGCCACACTAGAAGCAAATTCTTGTTGCAACTTTATTATTCTTCTAATTCTGTTATTACCAAATATTACACCCTTATCATCTTTTAAATCTGAGTTTAACAAAGCTATGATCTTATCAAGCCGGTCCTGCTGTTCAATCAGTGTTTGTAATAAACTAGAAGTTCTTTCGTCATTTATATCAAGATCTGCCATAAGCGATGCAGTTTCTAAAGTTATTTTATCCTGCATTTTTTCTAAACGAACTCTTAGAGCAGATAGTCTTTTCTTTTCTGCAATTAGTTTTCTCTTTCTTTTTTCTGGAGGATCTTTTTCTAATTCTCTGTCTACATCAGTTTCCTCTTTTGAAACCTTTTGTTTAAGGTCAGCTGCTCGTTGAGCAGTTCTAGCTTGTTTTTGTAATGGATCTAATCCCTGTCTTCGTACAGGTTCATCAGCCTCAAGACCCGGCTCTTCAGACGTAGGAGGAACAGCAGGAGGATCTTCTACAGCATCCGTTGTATCCTCTGTTGTATCCTCCGTTGTATCCTCTACAGGTGTTTCTGGATCTTTGGGTGCTACCCTTTGTTTCTTAGGCTTAGGCCCTATAAAGTCTTGTTCAATAGCATCTAGCTCTTTTTGATTTTCTTTAGTATCTTCGTTTGCTTTAATCTGCCTTTCGTTTGCCTTATTAATTCTTTTTGCCAGCAATTCACTAGCGACTTTAATTTTATCTTCAGTCGATGCACCCTCAAAGTTTTCGCCCATTTCTTTTTGGACTGCGTCCTGTAGATCTTGAGGGACAAGATCAAACTCAGTTCCTTCTTCTATAATTTTATCAATGTATGCTTCATAAGTCATTCCCTCTGCCTTAGCCTTTTTACCAATCTCAATATGATGACTTACCCAACCTAGTATACTATCAAGACTTTGTGAATCTCCGTCATTAGCGTTCATAATTGCATTAGCATTTCTTTGTACAACTTCTTGTGCAATCTTAGCCATTAATAATTCTTGATCTATTTGTTCAGCCTCAAAAGCAAAAACTGATTGACCATCTTCTCCTCTAGTTTTTAACTCCCCGACAATTTCATTTATAGATTCAATAATTTGTAATTTAGATAGTCCTGAATTTTCGTACAAGCTATGAACAATAGCTGCAAGGATACCAGAAGGTTTCGTGGGATCGTTAGGATCAGTACCCTCTGGACTGTCTACGTCAATCTCTGTTCCTTCTAGGGTTAGATCTGAGATACCTTCTTTTGTTTTACCTAGAATTTCAATCAACTCTAACCTTGCAATTTGAGTTTCGGGATCAACCCAGCCCTTTGCTGTCTTAATAAAGTTTTTTATTCCTGCAACTTGGTTTTCTTTTAGAAGAAGATTACTGGTGATCTGAGTAGTTTGTAATCCTACTTGACCAATCCCTAGATATATTCCACCTATAGCTGGATTGATTACAGGGGAGAATACAGATTCAATTAAGGATTCTTGTAACATTCCTTTTACAGACATACCGTCACTTGTACCGGCTCTATAAACTTGACGATACTGGTTAAAGGCTTCAGCATAAAGTCCGGATACTGCACCTTCTCCTACGTCAGCAAGTCTATTGGCTGTAATCCTAGCAAGCATTCCTCTTTCAGAGAACGACTTTACAGCGGGAATCTTTTGGATTAAAGTAGGCCCGATATTTTCTGGTAAGTATCTTTGAATCCTACTTAAGTTTTTCTGAAACTTAGCTACCCATTGTGCAAACTTAACCCCTTGGTATCCTGTCTTTAAGAACTTAGCTACCAGAGTAATCTTAGCACCAAGTACAGCACCTGATCCAAAACTAACTGCACCTGCTGCTGCGCTAACACCCAAAGATTCTGCGAGGTCTGGGTCATTTAAGATACCTTGTACAACAAAGTTATAAGCATATTCTGCAGCAATCTCTGCTGCACTGGCTGTTTCGTACCATTTAGATACTGACTTCATGTAGCTAATCATTTGCATTTCGTCGTTTAAATTATAGAAAAATTCACTAGGAGTTTCTGCATCTGCTACAAGATCTTTTAAGTTTTCTTCACTACCAAAAGTACTTAGGTATGCCCTATACATGGTCGGGTCTTTAATTTTTAATACTTCTAAAGCCTGATCTGCATCCCATCCTTCTGGAGCATCCATGCCAATTAAATCATCTGGTGTTTCGTTGAAGTTTGTTAAGAGAGGCAGATCCCACATATCTACACCTGTCTTAGCTTCTTCGTCTACAAAACCGCTGCCAAGTTTTGCAAGATTCCATTTACTTTTTTCTGCGTAATATTTTAAAAGATCCACGTTTTGTTGAGTTAACTCAAGCATGGTTCCTTTATATTTTTCCCTATTATAAGTAGCTAACTGCATGTTAGCAGAATACTTATCTCGGAATTGGTTTCCGGAAAGGCCGCCGTAGTAGTCTCTACCCGACATATCTGCCATAGCTTCAGTAATATTAAATCGTCCCCTCATAACTTCCGAGCTGTCTAAGTCAACAAGAAATGTATCCGGCATATCTAAAGATAAATCACTTCGTCCTAATGTTTCAAAGCCCTTTAATAATCCAGACCATTCTCTAAGTCCTTCATTTTCTTCTTTGTAGTTTCTTAACTCAAAGGGCAAATCACTTGTAGCCCACTTGTTAATTCCTTGACTGGTCATTTGTGATCTTCTCCTTTGAATTTGATAAATGGAAAACTAGCTACTCTTTCTTTAATAGACTTTCCTTTTGAGTCAACACCTTCTGGTGTATATCTTACTCGAAAAATGTGTTCGTCTCCAGTTCCTGTGTTAGTGTTTAATGATCCGGGTGTAGGGGAATAAAACTCTACCTTTACACTAGGTATTGATTGTCTTATAGTTCTGTCATCAAGTAAACGTGAAACTGGATCTGTATCTGTAAAGTAGCCTATCATTTCAAACATAAACATCGTAGGTATTTGCATAGCATAGTTTGCCCACCACTTTGGATTGCTCATTTCAGTAATATTATGTATCATTGGTGCTCGGTCCAATTCTTCTACGTATTGTGTTGATAAGACATCTTTAGTTAAACCAAAGAAAGAAGCGACTGTATTATCGCCTTGTGCCACTCTAAGCTTTTCTGTTTCTTCTAAGATAGCACCCATAATGCCAAGGTGAACAACGTGTAGAGGTGTACTATCTGGTGCATTCATAGCAGCTTCAATAGCTTTCTTTGCTATCTTATTATAAGTGTTTTCGTCAAGTCCCATTTGTACAGCTTGTGCTCGCATTAAGTCAACACTTGGGTTATTTTCTGCTATTAAGTATTGTGACTCTAGACTGCTTTGCATTGTTCCGCTAGGATTAAAAGGCATTCTGGCAAAAGTTTCATTCATTGCGGTATCATGAGTATTATCTAGTAAACTTTCAGGAACATCTACTAATTGAAGTTTTTCCATAAAACCAGTATCAGCTGTTGGTGAAGCGTAAGAAAATACTCCGCCCCCGTCTTTAGCTATAGAGATTGAAGCTGCTGGGCTTATACCTTCTAAACCCTTATACATATATGCGCCAACGCTCAGTACCTCTTCAATACTTAAGGGAATTTGAGAAGTGTATGCTGCTCTGTTGTTTGTATATTGCCTAAGATTATCCCTTACAGTGTTATTTTGTAAGAACTCTCTAATTAACATGTAACTAAGCATTTCAGCTTGAGGGTCTTCTCCCATTGTCCACATCTCTCCGCCAACACTGTCAACTCTAAAGAGACTATCTACAAAACGCTCTTTCATTTTTTCAAGAGTTTTTGAACTCATTCCTAACGTAGCAGCCATAGTGTTGTTAAGTTTAGTCCAATCTTCAGCTTTAAATTCGGTAAACCTAGTAGCAGGAAACGCTGCTTGAAGAACGTGTCTAGCTTTATCTAAACCGTCAACATCTAATCCAGTTAAAGGAGATTTAATTGATGTATTGAAACCGGGAGCATCTGTAACATCTCTTACTTCTCCCGGTACTCCTCCTCCGAAAATCCCAAAGAATTGGCTTCCTACTGTTTCATCGTCAAAAGGATTCGGAAGAATAAAACTATCTAAAAATCTGTCGATATACAAGCTATCTATCGAGTTTCTTCGCGCAGGTGTTAAAGTAGTTTGAGCACCTCCCGCTCTATTAGCCAAAGAAGAAAACATTGCCCGAGCCATTTGATTAGAATCTCGTTGCCATGCTGTTATTGTAGTAGTTTGTACTTGCTCGTTATTTGCTATTTGTTCTCTTGTTCTTGTATCTAGACTATAAAAATTAGCCATATTGCGTAACTGTTCATTGCCGCTTGCTTTTAATGCAAGTAAAACAGTTCTGTACGCTGCGTAATCGCCGTCCTGCCAACCCATAAAGTCTTTAATCTGCTTTGCTTTTTTATCTCCTGTATTACCTGAACTATAGAAAAATCCCAAAGTAGATACAGCCTTAAAAGCTTTTCTAATTGTAGCTCTTCCTTGTTCGGTAGAAGCATCTAATTCTTCTGTACCTAAGATATCTAAACCTTCTTTTACTTGTTGACCGAATCCTTTTAACATAGGACCAAGATCTGTAACATTAGTTTTTTCTGCATAGTCTAGCCAATATCCAAGTATACCGGGGATTACCATAGGGTTAGCTGTATTCCAATCAATCTCTAAACCAATCTGCCCACTGCCAATCTGTTTAATTCTAAAAACTTCGTCCACCATTCTTTTTCTTTGGGCTTGTTCTTCTGGGGTAACTTCTTCGGCAGGATCCGGAGGAAACATCATTTGTACCATTTGGTCTGAGTGATGCTTATGGCGTTCAAGTACATATTGATTCCAAGTATTTGTATCTCTGCCGCTCTTTGGCGGTTCAAAAAGACCTAAATCGGTTTGTTCCTTTTTAGTAGTTGCTGTTGAGCCATCGGAATTTCTTATCATTAGTTCAATTTCATTTACTGTACCGTTAGTAGAGTTTCTTCCGCTCTGCATTCTTTTAAAGGCAGCCCTTCCATTGTTATACAGTTCAATAATAGCCAGCTTTCTATTGATTGTCATGTCAGGATCTGTATCATAGATAGCAGAGTATACTGCTTGTTGTACATCTTGATAAGAATTAATATCACTACTTACGTACTTTTTAAAACTATTGATAGTAGCCAGCTCATATTTACCTCTGTCAGTAGTAAGCATTTGTGATCTTCTGTTAAATTTAATTAGTACGTTATCATTAAATGCTTTAAGACTTCGTTGCAAAGTTTCACCAAAAGATTCTCCTTCTAGTTGAGGAAGAACAACTCTTGCTTCTCTTAGAATATCTAAAGCTTCTTTATGTTGTGTTGTTACGTCAACTCCTCTAGATTCAAATCCTATAAGATCCATTAGTACATTCGTCAGGTTCATTAATTTGTTTCGTATTTTAGGAAGATTATCTTTATCTGTAATTTGAGAATCAACTTTTGCAGTCTTAAGAATTTGTGCAGTTTGTTCTTTAGATAATAACTCTTCTGTTTCAATGCCTTCTTTAATCTTTCTGTCATTTACTCTTTTTTGAGCAATAGCTATCATTTCCTTATCGCTAAAAGCTCCTGTATCGTATAAGACTTCTAAGACATCATAATCTGTTCCTTCAAGAGCAATACAGTGTCCCTCAATGCCTTCAATACACTCTGCAAAAGTTCTTTCTACTTCTACATCGTAAGGAAACTCTTCTGCAGACTGAGAACCAGCAAAGGTTTTTCTAAAGTCTTCTATAGATCTTCTTAAAAATTCACCTTCACCCATATTAACCCAGCCATCAAACCCTGCAAAAACGCCTCCATCAAAAGTACCGGGAGTAGAACTGTCTCTTTCCGCATCGGCAAAAGATTTAATGACACTTCCTACAATTGTGATAGGGGCTACGTCTGGATTCTCTCTTATTAGTCTGTTAACTTCCATGTTCATGCTACTATATTCTTCAGGATGTGAAGAGATTTCTTCTAAAATAAACTCCTCGTCTAAGTCTGTAATTCCAGTTTGGCTAGATGCTACCATGTCTGCCATGATTAGCCGGTAATCTTGATCCATCATGTCAGCTACAGCCTTACTTTGTTCTGGATCTAAGTAACCCAAGTCACTCCTAGATTTTGTAGCTAATGCCTTTGCTGTCCAGCCTTTAATTTTATTATGCCTTTCTTTAATTAACTCAGCTTCCGTTTCAGCTTCGTATTCTGCTTCTGCTGCTCTTTGTTGAGAAACAATAGTTTCAGAGGTTACTCCGTGAGAGCGAAGCCACCAAGGCATTTCTGGGCTTAGCTGCTGGTATCTTTGAGCAGGAGAGGAACCTAGCTTTGGTTGTGTATCGAATAATTCGCTCGTTTTATATAGGGGTGTCTTGTCAGGAAAGACATAAGGAATATCTAAATCCATAGGACCTAAGCTTGGAAGAGGGAAACCTGCTTCAGGATCTGACGGAGTAAGGTTTAAAAATTCCTTTTGCATTTCGTACAGTTCTTCTAATTCTTTTTGTTCTTCTCTGCTTCTTCCAAAGTTATTAAACCTATAGAGTAATTCATCATCATCCATTTTATTCAATTGAGGGTAATAAATACTTTCATCGCCTTGTCCCGCTCTGTATCCTTTGTAAAGCTCGTTTCTTACTCTGTCTCTGTTAGGATCATAGCCTTCTGTAAATCCAGTAATGTTACTACTCATTGAATCAATCCTCCCCCCCAAAGAAACTACCTGCGCCGCCTTCTTGCCCGCCAATAGAACCAGCTCCGAAATAACCGGTCTCTAGTAAACCTAACTGTGCGTCAGTAGCTCCCATAGCTTTTGCGTATTGTTGTTTAGCTAGCCGTAGTTCTTGTTGTCTTTTTCTTTGTTCTTTTGCTTTCCTTAAGTCTTCGAAATCCTCAATCATTTTATTCGCAGAATTCATAACAGAATTAATAGCCGAAAACATGTAAGCGGTGGCTGGATTGTTTGCGTTCCACGCTCCAAAGACCATGCCCTCTTCGTTAATCATCGCGGTACTAGTCTGAGGGGCTTCAGGCATTGACCCTTCAATTTGAATAGTCTGAGCGGCATAATTAGGAATACTTGCCATCGTTTAACCTCCGAGATAATTTACTAAGTAAGTCTTCGTATTGATTTTTATAATCTAAGAACATATCCTTAGTTGTGGAATACATTCCATTTTCATCGTTGTACTTGACGCTCTCTAGAATAGCAGTAGTTGCAGCCTTAGCTGGATCTCGTTCTTCTAATGAACCGTCAATGATTACGTTAGATCTAAATTCTTTAGGGATTTCTCCCTTTTTAATTCTATTGAATAAAGCTTTTTTAGTTTTTCTTTCGATCATGTTTTGTTCTGATCTAGATTCTTTAAGCATAGGTTTGAACCTATCTTTAACAACACCCCTTAAATCATTTAAAGAAATAAACTCTTCTTCCATACTAAGCTCTGGGTTTTGTAAAGTATACACGGGAACTCTTTTGCCGTCAAGGGGGACTGACAAACGTCCTGATTCATCTGTTTCAATTTCCCCTCTGTAACCCATGTCATAAGCCTTGACCATTTCTTCTGAGTGAGCTTCGATACTAACATTAGGATCTAAAGAAAACTTTTTATTTCTTAACATATCTTTTATTTCCATAATCTGTGTCATTCTATTTCTTTCTAGTTCTTTCCCTGCGTTTGCCCCTCTAATATTAGTGAAGTATCCACCTAAGTTTTCTAATACGTATCCCGGCCAAGTTGCTGCGTTATCTCTAAAGTAATTTTCTTTGTCCTCCATTGTGGACATTCTATCAATAGTTTTCCTAATGTCTTTAGTAGTAAAGTCTTGGAACTCTTTTGATTCCATAGGACTTATTTTTTCTAAAGTATCCCAGTAGTAGTCAGTGTTATTGGAGGTGAATCCCCAGTTAGAAAACTCTTTTAACCACTCACTTGTCATATCTTTGTTGTTTAAATTAGAATGAGTTAGTAACCAGTCTTCAGATTTATTAATTTGAGCTTGACCAAAGGTATCGCTCTTGTCTGGGGTTTCAGCATTTCCTGACCCTACTATTTCTCTAAGTTTATCTATAGACATTTTAACCTCCCATAGGTGCAGGTGGACCCATGCCACCCGGACCAAATCCCATTGAAGCCCAAATAGCATTAGTTTGATCAGCCATACCACCCATTCGTTCGTTATGTGCTGCTTTCTGCGCCGCTGCGCCAGCAAAAGCCATGCCGCCTTGAAGAATACCTTGACCAATTGCCATGTTCATAATATTACCAGACTGATCAGGCATTTGCATTCCGGGCATGTATTGAATTTGATCATTATACCCAAAGTTTCTTTTGCCTAATTCAGCTTGCTGCTGTCTTTCAGAAGATCTTAATTGATTTTCATAAGTTAATCTTTTGTTAACGCTTGCTTTTTTAGCTGACTCTAAAGATTGCCTCATTAGCTGTTTAGCAGTCTGACCTTTAATATTCTTGCCGTTCAAATAACCAAGGAGCCTATCATTGGTTGCGTTCATATTTCTACTAAACTCTCCGGTCTCATTATTATAATTCAACCTAAGATAGTAGTCTCTCTCAGCCCTTGACTTGTTTGCAGCTTGAGCAATGAATTTATTTTGCTGCCACTGTTGAGCATTCTTCTTAGCAATTTGCCGATTCTTCTTTTGAATCTGCATTTTCTGTTCAAACTCAGCCCAATCCTGCTGCTGTTTCTGAACTTTAGCATCATTACTAGCTTGCATTCCGCCCATAATTGCAGAAGCAGCCATCATGCCGCCCATAATTAATGGCATATTAAACCTCCTCAGAGCCTTTGTAAGGCGTTGTAGTAATTTAGGTAGGTCACCCTGTAGAATCCTTTAGGATGGCTTAGGACCAGCCTCTGGCTCTCCTATAGCCTGTCCACTTTGATCGGTTCTGATCGTAAGGTTTCTTAGGCTCTGGTCGGACCAATCTGACAGCACCTGAGGTTCCATTTAAGAATAACCCCGCCCGTCTGTCGTCGTGTTCCCAAGTTTTAATTAAGTCTTGATATTCTTTTTCCTTATTTCTTTCAATAACTTTATCAACGTCTACGCTAAGAAAGTCTTCCCAGTGTGAAACAGCTGCTGACAGACAATCGATACGGTCATCCTTTGGCAGTGCTCCTCTCTTGTCAAAAATTCTTGTAATTTGTTTTTGATTCTCTTCTTGACAAATAACTCTTCTGTCCATAACTAACCTGTGCTGTGCCATGACAGGTTCCAACGCATCAATTATCCGTGCTTCCTTGCGTCCAGATACCCTGTACTCTTCTACGGCAACAGGCCCACATATCTGATGTACAATCGGCAAAAGTAATTGCGAATACATTCCATCGCCAAAGTTAGATTCAACTTTAATAACTTGAACCTGATAATCTCTCGCAAGCTTAGCTATTTTAGTTAAGATATTTTTTTCATATCCGCCCGGATAACCTATCATCTCGTGGATATAAACGTAGCCGTTACAGAAGGATGCGACACATACTGCCGTCTCGTCTTCACCTCTGCCACTAGGATCTACTGTAAGAATTCTTTGAGAGTATTCAATAAAAGTTCCTGAAACCCACATGGGTTCATACACAACGTCTCCACTAAGACCAAAGCTTGGTATACCTTTCATCTTAGTACTGTTTGCCCATACAATTTTATCTGGACAAATATTAGGATCTAAGTCAAGCACGATAAGATCTGATAATCTTAATGGGAATTTCTCAAAGTCAGCAAGAGACGTATCTAATTTATAGTGCAAAGCAAATGACTTAGGCCCAATCTTTGCTTGGCGTTCCATTAGAAGTTCTATAGGAAATCTTTCTGGTTGAACTGGATCCCCTTCTACCATACTAGAAGAAATTAAAAATTCATTAATGTCCTCCATCTCTGTTTCATCATTTCTATTAGGCATAACCGCAGGAAACTTTGTTACTTTATAACCCGATTTTAACTGATTATATATAGAATCTTTAATTTGAGGTGTCCCTAAGAAGATAACTCTACCACCCACATTTCTAATCTGTTCAAACTCTCCAACCTTGTTCATTAACTTTTGTCTAGCTGCTGCAGTTTCACAGTTACCTTCTATCTCTACATCATCCGCAATAACATACTCGGCGTGAGATCCTGTAAGTTGTGAAGTAATACCGCGAGCAAAACAAGATTTATCTTGACCGACTTTAGTCCTACACTCCACATTAAACGCAAACGCATTGTCTGAAGTGTGGTCGCCCGGTCTTAGGTGGCTACAGTATGGGACTAAGTCTAAAATTTTTCTTGTCATAGAAATAAACTCAGCTGCTTTATTACTGGTTGCTGAGACAACCATGATTGTTGTATTTGGGTCCTTTAAAAGAAACCACGAAGCGAGGCACGAAGTAATCACAGACTTGCCAAAACCACGACCCGCTTGTAACTGCATGTCATTACCGAAGTTCTGAAGAGCGTCTGCCATTGCATACTGGGCAGGCGTAGGCTCACCTATACCAAGGTACTTGAAACAAGCCCATAGGTGATTCCTAAAGTCCTCTAACATCTCTTCGGGTATGTTCATTTCTTTTTCCTACTAGGGGTTGGATTGTATTTAGGTGAAAGCTTGTAGTTATTATGCTTCTTAATTCCTTCAGCTTCTTTACCTTCCATACGAGTGGTTGTACCACACGCACATTTAAATTTATGAGCCATTATAGTTCTCCTAGAATTGGTTCTTACCTAATTGAATATACCATGAACCTGATCCAGTCCATTTACTTGCAAGATAGTTATTAATAGCGGTAGCTTGTGTGCCGTTAGTAGATAAGTCTAGCCTTACTTTATCAAGCGAACCGGATGATTCACTAAAGTCTGCGTCACTAAAGTCCCACTCAGTAATATCACCGCCAGTTAATTCTTTTAAAATTAAAACTTTATTTGCATCAGAAGAAGCTAGCCAGTCAGCTTTAATTTGTGTTCCGTTGCTAGTAGTTGTAGCTAAACTAAGTTTTACTCCGTGATCTCCATTACCTTCAAAATAGTTTTGTGTGGTATTGTCCTGTAATTTAACCCATCCATTATCTCCATCTGATCCACCTATAAAAGATTGAGCCGTTGAACTATTATCTCTGTACCACCCAACTTGATCAGCGTACGTAGAAGTATCTGCTTCTATAGTCATTTGATTCTTTGGAGCACTTCCTAAACCACTTGTATCATCAGTAGCTGTGTCTTCTTTCATCTTTGTCCATACAATAGCATCGTCAACAAGAGCAGCAGTAGCATCAATAATGCCACGACCATCGCTAATCATTTTAGTAATAATTGCATTCATGCCTGAAGTCTTTGCATCCATGCCAGTAAACAGACCATGAAGAACAGCTAGTGCTTCGTTTTTGCTAGGGTACTGTGTACCTATAAGCCTGTCCTCATTTACTTTTAAATACCACATATTAGTACTAGCGTTCTTTCTTATTTCAAACATACCAATGTATTCATTTCTATGATTATTGGAAGCAATGCCTCTAGTTTTTTTATAGTTAGTAGCTGCATCTACAAATTGTCCTGCGGTCATTTCTTACTCCTTTTCTTTTTCCAGCTAATCCTACCCGGACCTTTCTTCCTATTCTTAGCTGAAGTACATTGAGCTTTAGTAGGGCGACAAGCGGGGTAAGGCCGCTTGCTTTTCCCCTTAGCTGATTTTCTACCGCAAGGTTTACCTGTTTTACAATCGATCCAACCCTTACCCTTGTTTCTACCAAACCATTTTTTTAAGCCTTCTTTTTTAGCCATTACTTCTTCTTCTTGGCAGGCTTCTTATGTCCATACCCTTTGTTTTTTAAAGCAAGATGCTCTTTAAATGTATTGGCTTTTTTTGACACACCCTTTGGAGAGTACATCATATGCGGTTTAAACTTCTTTGCCATTATTTTTTCCCCTTAGATTTATTGCCCCAGTTCTTTGCACCTACCTTTCGGCACTTAACTAAAGCCCCCGAAGCGTAGGCACTAGGCCATTTGGTGTATCGGCTTTTAACCTTATGATAACATGCGTCCCGTTTTGCTTTCTTTTTTTTAGCCATTAGTTTGTACACTTCCATTTCTTTCGAGCTAAGCAAGCTCTCTTCTTAGGAGTTTTTCGGCAATCGATATTAAACTTTTTAATTTGCCCCTTGTTTCTAGCGCAGAACGAACGTTTGCGTGGACCACCTCCCGGTTGCGGGGCTTTAAGTTTAGATCCGGTTTTTCTATTAATCATTCCTCGGCCCTTTGCGGTTAGGCCACCAGTCTTTGACTTACATCCGTTTTTAATAGTACAACCTTTCATCCCTCCCTTTTTCTTTTTAGCCATGACTCACCCCATCTTCTTATAAGAATTCATCTTTCGCTTCTTACCGGCTGCTGGTTTCTTTTTTTTATCGTAACCCGCTTTCTTGCTGTCTTTCTTAGCCATAGCTGGCTTTGCTTTTGCGTATGCCATTATCCTACCTCCTTTTTAAATGGAATTGAATCTGTAAATTTACCCTCTAGAAACTCTAAAGCTTCCTTCGGAATGTCTTCTAATGTTTCTTTATTGTCTGTAATGACACCTCTAACTACCTGATATAAACCGGGAGTACACTTAGTAGGGTCATTTAAATCATCCATTAAACATTGCATAAGCATGTCATTAAGTTTTTCTACTTTATTCATAATTTAATTTACCTCTTATTAACCGCCATAATAGTTGTTGTACCATTTATTATGAGCACCATTAGTAAAGTAGTCCGCATCGTTCGAGCCTTGGGTATACCAAGGCCAAACGTCTGTTGAGTTATCATGGAGATGCGTTCTTTCAAAAATACTTCTACCACTATTACTTTCTGATATATACGTATATATAGGGTATCTAAAATCTCGTATACAGTTGCCAGTAATATCACACCTGTTAAATGTTTTATTATCTAGTGGATCGCTGCTATTTCCGAAAATCATTCCGTGAGAAGACGTAGACATATTAGTGCCTGAAGGATACGGTCCGTCTCCTTTGACAATATTCCCTACAACATTCATGTGTTCTACAAATGATTGAACTTGATTAGTCTCGCATTGTGCTTTAACCCAAATTCCTCTAAAATTGCTTTCATACCAATCCTTTTCAGACGATACTTCGGTCCCTCCTTGTCTCGTAGCTCCATTAAATAAACCGGCAACCCTTCGAAACGCAGCAGCAGCATGTATGTGGTTGTTAGTAATTTCAAGTCCGTTTACATTCTCATTCCCAAGATTTTTTAAAGCATTTGAAAGATACAATGCTTGAAGGCCATATAAAGTACAGTCTTTAATTTTAATTCTATTGGCAACTGGCATAATTTCAGTGGCAATTGTGCTCCTTGTCCAATAGCCTCTGATTGCAGAAGAAATTCCTGCTATATTACACTCTGAAACCTCTATCCCACTGTTTAAACTAATAGTGAATTGTTGTTCGGTAGTACCCATGTATAGCTCAGATCCATTTTCATAAGTACAGGTAAGAACCTTAACAGTGTCGTACCATACAGGAACATAGCCATCAGTCAAAACCTGTCCACCGAGTTGCATTCCGTCACCATTCCCCCAGAAAGCCGATGCGCTAAAAACATTGTCTCCGCTAACGAAGCCTCCAACTCTAACAAGTTTGTTAATGTTGCATCTTTTTAATTCAAAATGCTCTACTCCACAAACTCTTGAATTATATTTATAGATTTCAATTGCTGATGAATTATAAGAACCGTCTTTATAGTCTTGGTTTCCATATGGGTCGTCAAAATATCTAGGTGCAGGCCTGTTAGGATTTGGAACAAAAGGAGTAATGTCGCAATCAGTTATTTTTAAAGAGCCATAAATAAAGGCTCCGCCACACTTGAAAGCACAAACAGAATTTATGTTACAGTTAGTAATATCAATGTTACTGCACCCAAGATATTGCGTCTCACTGTGAGCAGTAGCAGACCCTACGTCTACAAATACCGCAACAGTACAAGATTCAAAAGTACAGTCTTTAATTTTAATATTCGAACTAGCCTTTAATCTAATACAAGAACTAAGGTGACTAACATTCATGTAGCTACTTCCTCTGCAGTTTTTAAACTTGCAGTTTTCAAAAGTTACATCCTTACAATTTTCTATCAATACAGCATACTCACCATTAAAGTTTTCAAATACACAATCTCTAAATATAATGTCGCTTCCGTTTTTAATATGAACACCAGAATGCCTAGACTGAGTTACGTAAGCCTTATCTCCTCCATAGTTTGCAGAATCAGCGGCAGCAGAAGCCATTGTGCTTACAAAAGTGTCGGCATCTGTAGCACCAGTCAGTGTCATCCATCTGTTAATGTCTCCTGACTTAGCAACTTTGTGTGTTACTCCGTCTCCTCCAAGATCTGCATCTTGTACTAAGATAGCACCTCCACCACTTTGGTTCATTCCGTGACCTGTAGGTACTTGGAATGCAAGAGTAGTATTAGCAGTAGTTGTAAATGGAGTAGTACTTTGATCAAAGTCATTTAAGTAAACTGTTTTACCTAATAAGTCTTTAAACCTCATGTTTAAGAAAGTGACATTTTCAATTTGATTAGCACCGTTTGTGCCTTCTCCCGATCTTTCTACTAAAGATCCTGACTTAATCTTACAAGCTGGGGCTTCATCTATAATTAAAGAATCACCATCAGTTGAGTCATTAATACCTATAACCTTTGCTAAGTGATACTGAGCGTGTTCTGTAACTGTGTCAGCATCCTCCTTTGTTTTTACATTTATTAACGCATCGCCAATAATTCTAATTAAATCTCCTATAGCAAAGTTAGCTACATCAGCTACCTTCATAACAGTATCGCCCGGATATAGTTCTGCAGCAGTTGTTGTTTGAAGTTGAGTAGTTGTTCCGGGTTTAAGAACTTGTTTGTCCATGCAAGCATTGTATGATATAAAAATACCACCGTCCTTAAGGGTAAGGTGTCTTTTACAAGGCATGACTAATTCTTCGGGGGTTCCATCGGTAGATAAAATAGCGTGGTTTCTGCCTCTAAAGTTTAAGATAGAAGTAGTAGAGCTAGATGATGCTGTTGTTTGTCCTAGAGTTCCACTAGTCAAGGCGGAGTTAACAGCGGTGTAATCGTGTGTTGCTCCGTCTGCTGTACCTCCCACAACGCTATCATAAGCTACGCTACTAACAGTGCTAGCTGCCCACCTACTATTTCCGTGATCCCAAGTTAAAGATTGCCCATCGGATGGACTCATAGAATCATAGACATCGCTTAGAGCTTTAATGGAAGATCCTGTAGTTAAAACCTTTTCGCCAGAACCAAATGAATTTTCTAACTGAATAGGTTCCCAAGAGTTCCCATCATAGTAGACCATATCATTACCTGTTGGAGATGTGTCATCTACGTATACGCCACTGAGTTCATCGAACGTAGTATTAACAATAGCATCTTCTACGTATTCGCAAGTAGCTGCTTCTCGTTCTGTTCCATCAGAGTTATTGCCAACATTAGCTGTAGGAGTAGCTGCAATCTTTTGACCATCTGCTAAATCTACAGAACCATCTCCTAGCACTGCTGTAGAGGCGTTGACAATCTGCCAAGCTGAACCGTTATATCTAATTAGGTTTCCGTTAGCAACGCTACCTACTCCCCAGCTAGAGTCAGCTGTTCCTGAGCCTCCGTTATGCCCTACGGTTACACCTGCTGACAGAGTCCCAATACTAGCTGCTGAAACAGTAGTGTCAATTACATTGAAAGCACCCTTGTATACAATGCCTGTACCCAAAGAAGTGACAGCGTCATTTAGAAGCTTACCTTGATTAGCCGACAAAGGCTGAGTAGTAGAAGTACTTGTTACATTATCTTGAGTATTTACCTTAAGACCAGAAGTTCCTTGGCCTAAAGAATCTCCATCTAAGTTAATAGTCAAAGGAGAAGATGCTGTACCAGATCCAGACACTCCATTGGCCGAAATAATACCAAGAGTTGTTCCATCAATAAATGCTGGGTCAATTGTTCCGCTAGAGTTTAATACTAAGATACCATTAGGTCTACCTACAGAAGGGTTCAATGTATGGAAGTTTTTAAAGTAGGTCATTAGTTCTTGGCATATTGTCAATAACTGCTGAGATCCTACATTTAAATTCTTACTGCTAATCTTTGAACCAGAAGACCAAGTAACTAGGCCACCTACATTGTGGACTTTCTTAAGAACATAGATAGTATCGCTTGAGGAAAGAGCGGGCAATGCTACCGCCGCCGCTCGTCCAGACATAGTAGTAGTCCACGAGTAATCCGAGTCTGTTTGAGAGAAAGTAATTGTGCCTCCGCTTAGAGTGTACATTGTACTTCCGCTGGTAGAGCTATTAGGCAGCGTGTAAGCAGCCCAAGCTTCATCTGCTGTAATAGCCGGACTAATACTGCTGGTATCAAACTTCCTTACAACGATAATTTCATCCTCATTGTTTAGAGTTGACGCTAAATCTGAAGATGAGTCAAGGATACTGCTAATGTCTATAGTATAACCATCAGCAATAACTTCAGTACCTGTCTTAGTTATTAAGTTGACCTTATCGTCGTTGTTAGTATACGATGCCATTGCATTCTCCTATGTAGTTAAGAATTTGGGAACTCTTTTAAATTTCCCTGTAACTTCTATGTTTGTTAAGTTCATTGGGTTAGGGTAATCAGATTCAATTTTAATAACAATATCATCTGTAAACCCCATAATTGGAAACTTGAAAGTTCCATCCTTTTCAAAAACCGTTCCGTCTGAACTTGTATTGTATTCTCCTGTAGAGATATACTCAAAGTTATAAACAGAAGGATCTCTTTCTTTCCTTGCCACGCTTATATCGTAGTTACCTGTATTTCTGTGACGAATAACGCCATACCTTAAGTTTAAAGATCCCGGTACAATATTATTCTTTTCATCTCGCAGGAATAATGTAGATAACTCTACTTCAGTTTTAAACCTTCTTCCTATATATGCAGAATATTCTCCAGTAAATATACCTTTAACTGTAAGCGAAGCTGCCATACCGTTTTCTGTTCCTGATGATACCGTACAGTCTACGCTAGAGCCGTCAGAAAATACTACAATATCTGTATTCTGTGAAATAATTAAATCTTGATTAAAAACTTCAAAAGTAGTCTCATCATTTTCTGGGTCATAGGTTGCTCCTGCTAGAGTAACAAGTGTTCTACTGTCTATTCTTGGGAGTTCTAAATCTTCTGGAATCAAACTCATTTTTTGAACTTGAAGAAAAGGTCCTCCTTCTGCACTTGTGTCTTCTAAAACTATAAACACACTATCTTCAATACAATTAATAGATTGAATCAAACTATTGTTTGGCAAAGTAAAAGTAAAGAAAGCATTCTGTACAATACTTTCGCCCTGTACTTGGTTTCTATAGCAAAAAATTTTATTAGAAGGTTGATCTCCCTCAACGGCCATAATCATATTATGTGCTGTGGATACTGTAGAAGACCAAAATCTCTCCGGCAAGTAATCTGGTACGTGTCTAGATAATTCAAATGCTTGCTGACCTGCTGCTTCAAATCTTTGGAAGTAAATAAACAATCTTTTCTTTGAGAAAAAGAATAAGTTATTGTTCATAACCATTGGCTCTACATCTTCTGTCATAGGAAAGAAAGAAGTTGGAGCAATTTCAGCAGTCAGTGGAGAGATTTGGTTCTCGGATCCAATTAACTCGTATTGTGTATCTCCTGATGTACCCAAAAAAAGAAAATCTTTAAATGGTTTTAAGAACGTAATGGGAGTAAATACGTTTGATGATACACTGAGATCAATTGGGTCTGTAAATACAATGTTTGCTGGGTCTTTTAAGAAGAAATTTGAAAAATCCCCCAGCTCTGAAGAAACTAAAGTATCTTCTGTAGCTAGAAACAATCTATCTCTGTAAAAAGAAATTGCTTTAATAGGTACTTGCTTTGCTTTTCCACTTGACTCAGTAAAAAAAGAAGGACCGGGATTGCTTTTTACCGTGCCGCTAGTTCTAGGGTTCCAATCAACCTTTCTAATAGACCATTGATTATTTTCTTCGTCTAAAAAGATTTGCATAGGCATTCTTTTTTGGTCAATGACGCTATGTTTATCTGGAGTTCTTACTTTTTCTAGGTAAGGAGACTTTTCTGTATTAATAACTCTATAAAATCCCGGTGTACTAGACAGGTATGCTTCTGATAAATAAAAAAGCTTACCTCTACCTTCTGGATCTCCGCTATTAGGATACAGTTCCTTAAAGGATCTTGCTACAGTATTGATATCACCGTTATTCAAAGTTAAGTCTGATGTAGCAGGAGGAAACTTAAGAGAACTTAATCTACTTACAGCTTGTCCGAAGTGTAAAGTTAAAGGGTTAGGGTAGATATAGTCGTCTGGAGAAATAAACTCCGACCATTTGTATATATCCTCAAGTACAGCGTCTTCATCATCTGAAGGAACTCTTTCCCAATCCGTTGGATTCTGACTAGGTCTTGTTACATCTCCGTTGGTAGGTCCCGGTAAAGCATCTGCAGCAACATCTTGTTTTACTCTCCATATACCAAACCTTAAATCATCTCTTCCATCTGGATCAGGATCGTTAGCAGGATATATTGACTTTAGATCTGAAGTGTCAATAGTTTTTTGACCCCAAACAAAATCAGTAAACTCAGTCCATACTTCAGCCTCACCACCTTCATCTACAGAAACAGTTGTTTCATATTCTAATTCAGGACCAGAAAAATCTGGAGTACTTAATGATCTTGTACCATCTAGATCGTGCATCATACTATCAGTATCCTCATTAATAATCTCACCATCGCTAGTAAACCCTGCTTTTACTTCGGTATTTAAAACAAGAACAGAAGATCCTACAGAACAAGCCCTTAGCTTATCTTTTTGAGAACCCTCGCCAAAAGTTAAATACTTAAAAATATCTTCTGAAATATCTTGGTCTGTAATTTGGGTAGTAATGATATCGTTTTCTATTTTATATACGTATAGAAGTTTTGACCTCTCAACAGCATTAGTATCAATTCCAATAAGGTATCTTCTTTTAGCCCCGGCATTGTACCAGTACCACCAAAGACCTCCATTCTCTAAGTTATCTATGTCTAACTTGGGTAGTCCTTCTACCTTTTCAAAACCATTTCTTTTATCAATCGATCTTTCTGTAGTACAAAATACATTGTCTAAATTTTCTGCTTCATTAGGCAATCTTTTATTAGGAGCTTGTTTTCCCACTCCCCCTGAAAGGGTACTGATTGGGATTTTTGTTGGGAAAAAAGATCTTCTTGATTTTGCTGTTCTCTTAGCCATAGATTATCCCCTGTTAGAAGTTCGCCAGTACCTAAGTGCTTGTGAAGACCTAGGATAATCATTCCGAGATCTAGCTGCTTGCAGTTTAGCCGAGGCAGCAGTAAACACAGATCTCCTTCTATCATCTAGATCAGCAGCTTTACCTTTACTTTGATAAAACATTTCCATTTCTTTAAGATAGTTATCAGCATCTCCGTCACCTTGAGTAACTAGCTGGTATTGACGAGCAGCTGAAGATAGTATAGCTCTTTGTACAGGTGTATCCATGTCCTCCCAAGGAAGAGAAAGAATCAATTCATATCTGTATTCTGTATTAGTATCCCACTCATCACTTTGATCCGTAACATTCCAAAGGTATTTGTTTGTGCCTGTACCTTTTAAGATACCAATAATATTATAACCATCGTTGTTATTATGAAAGCTAATAAGCTCTGCTGAAATAGCATCTGCATTAATTACGATTTTGCCCTTAGCATCTAGTGTAATTTTTTTAATCAGTTTATTGTTTGCAATGCCTCGGATTTGAAAGTCCCTGACAAATTGATCAAGAACAAACAAAGCAGTTTCGGTATCAAGCCCCGAGTTTTCATCTAGATCAGGAACTAAGGATTCTCCTGCCATCAGAAGCATGTGATTTACTGCGTCAAGTTTACTAATGTCTCCCATGAGGATCCTCCTATATATTAAGAAAGCCCCCCTCCACCCGTTAAGGCAGAGAGGGGTATGTGTTGTCTAACAATCAGACTTTAATATCACTGGGCTTCGACGTACTCACCGACACCGACACCACCAGAAGCTCCATCCATTTCTGCAAGTGCAGCAATTTCGGCTCGGGTATCAGTTGCACTAGCAGTTGCATCCATTGTGTGGATAACAGCTGCACACTCA